GCCGCAGCAAGATAATGAAAGGCGTTAGCTATATCAAATGATTTATTCCAAATCTGCGTGAACTTAAAATTAGAAGGATTCCTCAATATTGCTGTGGCATTGTTGAGCTTTATAAGATCCGGCCCGACACCGTTATTGCTAAATATTCGCTCAAACTCTTGGTTACTCCATGCGCCACCATCAATAAGCAAAAACGCATCTGTAACAGTCCCTGAAACAATTACATTTTCCCATACTCCGCCCCGCTTGAAGTTTTCGCTTGAATTTGTTAATTTTATTAAATAAGCAGAGCTGGCCGTGGCAGTCATCGTGTTCATGCCAAAGTCTATATTTATGTTTTCTTTATCCGTAATTAGAATATCGCCAAACGTACTATTAGTCGAGAATCTAACCGAGCCGCCACCTACTCCAATGTAATCAAAAACCGCCTGAACTGCCCCGCTACTTTCGCCATCTATCGCGCCAAATGTAACTGGATCAATTATTTCGTCTACCCTAAGAACCAAACTGAGGGTAGCAACACCAGTGCATTGGACTATATTGTAAGTGTTTTCTGTTACTCCTGAACTTAAAACCACGTCCCACGTTGCGCCGCCGCCTCCGCCAGATGTGCGTTCTGCTAGGTTTAATGCGTCGCCATCCACTAGATTAGTGTCAGCCACTGCCTCCGCAAGTGTTGCAAAGTTTTTGGTGAATGCGTTTTCTCCTACTGTTACAAACTCATCAACAGATCCAGTGTTTTTCTGTACGGCATTTTTATCCGTCAATACCCAATCGTAAGCGCCTGAAATATATATGGATGGGAACACCCCCAACGCATCAGCAACAACGGGATTAGCATGTTCTGTGGTAGCCGATGCTGTGGTGTATGTGTCCTTTCTAGTTCCTGAACCGACTACATAAAAGTTTAGTAGTGCGCCGTCAGCGGGCTGAAGCCCTGATCCAATATCCAAAAAGGGTGGGCTTAGTAAGCTTGCCATTAGTTTTCTTCTCCGCTTGCTGAAACTGCTAAACCACCAGCACCAAGTGCCAAGGGTGTTCTTATTTGTGAGCCAATCGTTTTAGTTGCTATGTTTTGCGCTTTTGACCTTACCGCCATTCTTCCAGCCGAATCTATATCTATAAAACCAAATACGGCCCCGATTATAGGCATATCTTTTAACTTTTTCTCTAATGCCATAATAGCTTTAGCACTAGGGCCAAAACCTTTTTGCGTCATCTTTCTTGGCTCTCTCATTTGAGCAACCTTTTTCAAGTTGGTTAAAAAGCCAATCTCTTCAGGTGAAAACAACACTTTCATTTTATTCATTCCGATAGAATCAATAGCCTTTTCAATCTTATCTCTACTTAAACTTTGAAAGCCGTTAGCGTCTTCAGGGCCGATGAATGACTTCTCTTTTATCTTCTGTAATACATCAGCCCGCAAATCATTCCATGCAGCTTTTCCATGCCCTTCTGTTGAAATGTAATCTTTAAGTTGAGCCAGGTCTGTATCACGCCATGACTTCCCAAAGACCACGTTATCAGTAAATCTATCTGGGGCCACACTGTCTTTATTCTCAAGCACGTCACGAACAAGGTTTTTTGTTCTCGAATCAAACTTTGAAACCTTAGCTCTAGTTAAATCACTTTCAAACCTATGTTTTGCTTTCCTTGCCGAAAGAAATAAATCATCACCAGCCGCTTTGAATACATCGTCATCTAGAGAGCTTTTTAACTCTCTCAATACGCTATTCACTGGATCGCCACCAGACTTGCTAGTATCGTAAAGCTGGTTAATTAGCTGCCTTACTTGAGTCTCAGTTTCTTCTACGCCTAAACGGCCAGTTGGTTTGAATTTCTTATCAATCAATCCTTTTTGCTTAAGGGTATCAAAAACTGCACTAATATTACCACCAGCTCTTTGGTTTAATGGCGCCAATTCTTTTAGCTTTTTAGATAGCTCTGTAAATCGAACAACCTTTTCTCCGCTTGTGTTTGACCTTGCCCGCTTGTATAGAGTGCTTATTTCATCATCCAAGACATTAGCTTTTTGAACTAATGAGTCAGCGATACTTGAGGTTGGCAGATTTACATCACCGCCAGTTGCTTCTATAGCATCATTGAATCTAGTCGATAAAACTCTATCTTGAGCTGCTATTCTTTTCTCTACGCGGCCAGAACTTTTTAGCGCTTCCTGTTGAATAGAAAAGTCGTCTACAGCCCTTGTTATTTGCGCCCTAGTTGGAGCCGCTTCACCTGTAAGCCCTTGCGATTCTAGAAAAGCTTTCCTTGCCGCTTGCTCTGGATCAATAGCTCCAACTTTCATCTCTTTTACAGCGTCATCTACTAAATCAGAAAACTCTACTCCTTCTTTCTTTAATGCTTTTATAAGTTCTTGTGAAGGTTTGCCAGCCGCATCTATTACCGCCCCATCTGGAGCTTTACCTAATACCCGCCGTACGATTTTACCGCCAAGGCGACCAATGATAGGCAGCCCCAACTCAAGAGCACCTGCAGCACTACCACCGACGCCCGCTGAAAATATTTGCTCACCTATATCTCTCCCTTGTCCGCGTGAAATTGTAGCGCCTTCTGTAGCGCCTAATGCTGTTGTCGCCGCAACTCTTAATGGAGTGCTTGCTATTAATCCCGCCCCCATACCAAGAGGAACAAAAGGGGCTGCTTGCCCTGCAACTTCTCCAATAGTTGTTGCTGTTGGGTTTAGTGTTTCTAGTTCTTTGAATGCTTGCTGCTCAGTTTGGTCGGGCTGATCCATTATACCAACACCACGACCAACATCAGAAAAACCTTTCCCTAGTGCAATAAATCCAGCCTCAGCAGGGCTAATTGACTCAAGTAATGCCCTACGCTCTACCGGCAAAGATGATAAAAACGCTTCCCGCTCGTTTTGTTTCTCTGTCGCTAACTTCTGACCTTTAACAGATCGACCTCCGGCCTGAACTCTTTGTGGCGACTCTACTACTGGAGCTTGTTCTGGTTGAGCTTCAATTTCAATTGGCAACGCTTTCTTGGCTGCATTCTTCCTAGCCCTTGCTTCTGCTAAAAGTCCAACTGATTGATTAGAGTCAACACTGCCAGAATTTTTAACTTCTGTCTTTGCTCTTGCTTCTGCTAATAAGCCCATTATTCAATCCCTAACTCAGCTTTTACATCTTCAGGTGTTATGCCTTCAGCCGCTGCCTCTGCATAGATTTCCGCAATAGTTATTGTTCTGTCTAATATTGTTGATCTTACAGTTTTTCGCCATTCCTTATTCATACCTTTAGACGTTGATTTCTCAGATATAAAGTCAGCTTTAAACTGGTTATATCCTGCATCAAATCTAGCCATTTTAGCCGCACCACGTAAGAACGATGCTATTTGAGAAGCAGGAGCGTTTTCTGGCGGTACACCTTTGAAGGCTTGTTCCATATCTTTGTCAGTTGCTGGCCCTGGCGGTAGATTCTTAAGACCTTCACTTAGCCTAACAGAATTAAACCTTCGTCTAAGTTCAGTGACATCGTCTTGATTACCAAGCAAAGCCTTAAAAGTTTCTGATGTGCTAGACTGTATGCCGCCAGATATAGATGCAGCTTCTACTTGCTTTGCCAGAATATCAAACTCTGTTGAATTCCTTTGAGCTTCAACCACTCGATCTTGTGAGTCAATTAGTGCTTTTTCTAGCCCTGCCGAAAGTTTCGTAGATTGTCTTTGCTCTATCTGCTTTTTAAGCTCAAATTCTTGACGCTTTAGATCATCAGATTCTGGATTTAGCTCAATCTCTTTGCGTATTTTATCTATTTTAGCCTGATCTAATGGGCTTATAGGCTTTTCAGATCCCAATAACTCTGTCTCTCTTTCGACTTGAGCGGTTTTTGCTTGCTCTAGTGCGCTTGGGCCTTCTTTCTGCGTGATAAACGACTGAGTACCTGCAATGGCTTCATCTAAACTAGCATCATCTAATGGCTCTTGAGCAAATACGCCTGCATCAATATTAAACTTAGCTAGCTCTGGAGCTTGTTTTTGTAAGAAGGCTTGACGCTGTTCTGGTGGTACGCTTTTCATAGATGTAGCAAGCTTATTCAACACCGTGGCGCGAATAGTAGACTGCTCTTGATCAAACTTGGTCGTGTTTCTTTCGCCTATCGCCTCGTTCTGCTTACCTATCTGAAACTGGTTAGCAATCTGCTGGCCTTGTTGGATTCCTGAACCCAAACGAGAGAAGTCTGTACCAAGCTGAAACTGGTTTGCTGTTTGTAAAGTCATTATGCTCTCCCTAAATATCCGCCAAGTGCCATACCACCAAGACCTAGAAGATCACTTCTAAACTGCCCTTCTGCTTGCTGTCCTCCAAGTATACCAGATGCGCGAGCTTGTGAACCAGCTACGTTTAAGTTCGCTATATTACCCGCTGATTGTGCTCCAAACTGACCTAAACTATTAGTTGCGTTCTGACCTTGCCCTGCTATCTGGCCTAAGCGCCCGAATTGATTGTTGAAGTCTTGCTGTGCAAAGCCTGCGCCCTGCTCAACCAATGCAGATCTAACATTGCCACCACCTAAGCCACCGATAGCAGATGAGTTTCTAAGTAGATTCTTTTGCGCTCGATCACGCATGAACTTCTGTCCAGGTGACTCGTTAAAGGCTGCAAATGCTTCTTGCTGAGCTTCTTGACCGCCTAGACCTAGTAAGGCTTGCTGTTGACCTAAAGCACCAACACCGGCTTCCTGAAAGGGTTTAAGATTAGCTTGAGTAACATCAAACTGCCTGCGCTGCTCTGCAATGCCAGCCTCTGCGCCTTGTGCCTGAATCCCTGCCGCCTTATTTGCTGCATCTTGTGCCGCTTCAACGCCTGTTATGTCATCAATTAGGCCAAAAGAACTGACCTCAACTACTTTGTTTATGATACCGCTCATGCTTTTAACTCCTTTAGAGTTATGCCTAACAAAATTCGATCTACTGGCCCGCTTTCCGTCAAATAACTGTCACGGTCTACGCCTTCTCTGGTCATTCCTGCTCGATCAGCCGCTTCTAATGCCCCCTTGCATGTTTCTGGAATGATCACGTTTAACTTAACTATTGGACTAGGCTTTGATTTAAACCAATCAAAGAACTCCTGAACCATCACATCATATAAGTGCTTAAATTCTCGCAATATATAAGGGTGAAACATAGCCATCGCCCCAGTTTCAATATGAAAACTAATCAACCCGGCATATTCTTCTTTGGTTGAATATAACAGCCAAGCGCTTCTACTCGTTGTTTCAAAGTCAGGATCTTCAGCGCCATACTCGGCAGCGTATCGTCTGACTTCTGGCAATGTCATAAACATCTTAACTAAGTTCATGTCTAAGCATTGAGTTATCACAGCGCATCACCCGTAACATAAAAAGATATTCCGCCAATCTGCGAGCTTTCCATTCTTAACGAACCTCCAGGCGGTATAAGCTGCCCTACAATCGACGGGCCTAAATCGAATCTATCCCTAACAACTGTAGTCTGTGGAATAATTGCAGACTGAACAGCGCCCGATGAATCATAAATATACGCTTTATAGTCTACGCTTGATGTTAGGGCGTTCGTTGCCGTAAAAGCATTTATCCTTACACCGCTTCCTGAAATTATGGCAGTGTAAAAAGACTGAACCGTATCAGCCGCTGTATTGCCTGCATTAAAAACCAGTACATCTTCAGCCATTATCTAGCCTCAACTGTAAAGTATGAACTTAGCTCTGCTGTAATGTTATTTGTTGCATTTACATTTCCAGCCTGAAGTTTAACATAGTCGTTCTCTGCCAAAGTTATATGGTCATCTAAAACAAAATAAGCAACATCTCTAGAGCCTACTAGATTATTTATAACGCGCCTAATAGTTTTTCCATCTACAAATGAAGAGGTTGCCGCTCTATATATTCTTATTTTTATATCAACTTCATCGTTTGCCGTACATACGACCACTAGCTGACCAGTAACTGTATATTCTCTAGGGGAATCGCCTAAATGTCTAAGTTGGCCATCAGCAGGTTCATCAAAATGTTGTAAGTCTGTCGCAGTATATGTGCCTGCAAGATCAACAAAAGCTGTCGGGTCTGATGTCAATGAAGTTGTAATGACTGTCGCTGTTTCAGTTGTTATTGTTAGCTCTCCGCCCTCGAAAGTGTTTGGCAATCCTGTATTGTTTCTCCACCGACTTTTTAAATCAGACTTTGCAATATTTGGCGTTAGGTTTGAATCACTCGCGTCTGAAACTCCAGCTCTAGTAACTATGCACCCGTCAAGCTGAATGGTAGAAGGGTTGGTAAAATTAGCTGTCGCAAAGTCAAAAAATGAAGCACTTGCGGGCAAATCTATATTCTGGTTTGATCTGAATCTTGAGGTCATAACGAAACTGCCGCCAGCCTTGAATAATGTATAAGCGCCATCGTCTAAGCTTCTAACTATAGATGATTCAATAAAATACCCACCAAGCCAAGTTCCAGCAAGTGTTAGCTCTGGTTTGCCGCCAAATCTACCTGTCCCAGACTCCAACCCTTGACGATAACCGTTAATGGTTCCCAATGAAGTACAATCGTTATAGTTTATTCTTGCGAACTCAAAAGCATTGAAGCCGGTAGCGTCTGTTAAGTCATATACTTGCGAGCTTGTGCCTGAAACGCTTATTGCATAATCCTTGCCTAAAATATCGCCAGAACCCCCAACAGGTGAAACGAACATAGTATAACTACTTGCTGTTGAGACTAATTGAGATACATTAAAGTTATAGCCTGTTAAGTTCAACCCACCAGCAGGAACTGATATAGACTGAGAACCCATATCAACAATCCCATCTATGAAATATTGTTTTGTGCTGTCTAGTGTTCCGGCCAAATCTGAAGCTTGTTTAACAACAACTAAAGTGTCAAGAATCTCACCATATAGCTCTGTCATCATGGAATTTATCTTAGTTCCACCCGCTCGCCATGTGTCGCCCGTTCTGTCATTTGCGACTGTGCCAAGGTTTAATAAATCAATAGCCATCTTTACGCCTCAGTTTGATCGAATGAATGCCTGTCTGTATCCCAAGTAAAGCCTGTGTCATCCCATGTCAAAGGGTTGCCGCTTCCTACTTGCTGCTGTAATGCTTTTAATTGTGCTCTTAATGCTGAATTATCTGAAACTGTGCTAACTGCTGTTGCGCTCGTATTTGTCTGCCTAGTTAACGCCTCAAGATATTCAATAAATCTTTGTGTTGGTTGCCCGTCCTTGGTTAGAAACTCACCTCTTCGTGGAGGTATTAAATCAGCCATTATTGAGAACCCAATTGTGGCGTAGCTGCCAATCTGATCACGTTAGCGCGTACTTTGTCAGTTACCACTAGCTTGATCATTCTAGACACAGGAAAGCGCCCTTGCTGCCTCCAAATCGATCTATGGCCGTACTCGCCTATCTTGCCAATAGATCGCCTGAACTCATCGCTAAACGTCCTACCACCGTCATCACTAAAGCTCATTCTAATTTGAGGGTCTGAACCTTGGCCAACTGTTAAGCCTACGCCGCTTTGAAGTGTCGCTTCAAATTCACCAGCAAACAAAGCCATTCCATTCTCACTAAATGGCGCTGTAGTAGATGATCTGAATATCTCATCCCCGTAATAATCAAGGGTGTCAGTGTCAATTTCGCCAATAATGCCGGTCGATTGATCGCCTACTAATAACTTGCCGTAGGCTTGTACGATTGATTGCACTCTCCAACGGTTATCATATACGCCAGTTTGAAGCTCAAACCAGATATTGCCTTGCATATAAGCTGAGGCTGTAGCGTTATAGACAAACGTTCTCGAAGGTATGCGAGTAGATTCAAACGTAAACAAGGCTAAGAACTGCCCATGCCTAGCAAATGTTATTGAGAAAGATGCTTCTATTTCTGCCTTGGTAAATCTTTGGATTTCTTTATCAATAGCATCTGAGCTAATCTTCTGCGCACTTGCGCTGCCCGTAACTTTCCAAATCGCTGTCTGTTCATTTAAGCCACCGCCTACAAAGCAGAATGTGTTATCGAACTCCAAAGGGCTAAATCTAGCATGTGAGCCTTTTTGAATGTTCGCGCCTGGTATTCTTTGAAATGGGAAGCCTGCGCCGCCAATGTTCTGAAATAGTTCTGTGGTTTCTAAGCCGATAACAAATAGTTCGTTATGATTGACGTGAAGAGAAACAATCTTATCACTACTTATTTCAGCAGTTCCAAAGTCTAAAGCATCATAATTAAATGGATCGTTTAGTGAAGAGTTAAAGAACACCGCACCATCGCTTGAAGAAAATACAAAGTATCCATCTTTAAAAACTACTGTATCTGATGTTCTAAAATCAGGATCTGTAATCTGTGTGAGCGTTAAAGCGACATTATCATAAGCGTAAGCATTGCCGCCAGGGGCCACGATAACCATATACTGGCCGTTGGTTGCCATCGAGACATAGCCAGAGCCAGCAATAGTTCCGTGATTAGTTACAACTCCAGCAGATGAAACAGAGATTAAGCTATTCCCATTAACGAAATAGGGAACTTCTTTCATAGACAAAGCACCACGATTGCCACTTATTGAGCTATCGACTAACTGCTTTAATCCTGGTGGTTGAAACAACGCCCTAGTATTTAATGCTGCACTTTCAGCAACAACAGGAATCCAGTTAACGCATCTCTGAGAAGAGAAGGGCGCACTTTCAGACTGATAAAAGCTGAAGCCTAAAGGCAATGGTAAGCGAGCCATTAAAAGTTCTTCTCTAGGTTAGCAGGAAAGAATCGCTCTTGGTAATCTGTGCACCCGTTGCCTGACCCCATAGGAAGCGCGTCAGGGTATTTTATGCGACCAATGAATACAGTTGATGACTGCAAAGCTTGAAGCGTATCAGCAGCGATCTTAGCGAGTGCTGGCGTGATAAGTTTATCGAATGATGGCGCTATGTTTATAGCTAAGTTGTTCTTAACCGCTGAAACTGCGCTATCTTCAATATTAACAGTATCTGTAGAATTTGAGACTTGAACGAATGCAGGAGTCAAACCCCTATCTGCCCATATAGAGAGCATATCATTCATTTCGTCTAGAATTTGTTGGAACTCGAAAGCCTCTAAATCAACCTCGGCTGTTTTTAGCCCTATTTTTACGGCTGCCCCGTTTACTATCTGTAGAACTGTTGTCATTAGTAACGGCCTCTTGGTATGGCTTCCAGTTCAAGCTTGTAGCATATTCAACAGTGGCTTGATTGTCGTTTATATCTATTTTAGTTCCGTTCGGTTTAATCCATATACTCATAATTGATTTCCGCCTCTCTACGTGCATCTATTGCGGCCTGCTTATCTTTAAATGTGCCTAGATTTTTCATTGTACCATTAACCATAATTCTAGCCCTCCATTTATCACTGTCTTTTCTGTATGTCACACCCGAAGATCCGCTTGTATTTGTAACGTGGATCTTTTGGTTTTTCATATTAACCGCCTGAGTAACGTTTCTCAGGTTACACCATTTATTATTTAGGCTGTTGCCGTCTATATGATCAATAACATCTGGCTGTTCGCCCGTCATATAAACCCAAATCATCCTATGGACATAGACAAACTTACCCATAAACATGGTTCTTAAATATTCTTTTGCGTCATCATTTGATGTTTTTTTATGCGCTGATCCTATATATCTAGATCTTCCTACTTTATAAAGTATGCCAGTTTCTTCATCGTACCTATATAAAGCTCTTACCACATTAACATCTATAAAGTTCATATTACGCTCCAATATTCAGTAAAATATAATTATACCGAATACTGGAGCGCAGGGATAGTTAAATGCTAACTATACCTCACCCCCATCCCTGACCAGCAAAGAACGGATTAAGCGTTGAGTATGCAGGGCGGAAATCGAAACGAACAATCTGCTTGTTCTCTCGGATTGACGCGCCTTTACTTACACGAATCTGTAAACCGTCTTTTGTGGTTGCTAAAGTATCTGTACTGTAAAGCTTCGCAATAGGTACTGAACCAATCGCAAACGCTTGCTTGTGCCAGAATAAGTTAGGCTGATAAATGGTAGAAGCCGCACCAAGTATTGTAACTACATCAGTTGCTACTGGAGCACTATCTACAGTGTTATAAGCACCAGTTGCTTCATAGATAGCAGGGCCGGTAATAACAATGTTACCCGTTCCAGTACCTGACAAAGTAACCGCTGTGGTAACCGTTGCAGTAAATACAACATTGGCGCCAGAAGCATTGATGATAGGTTGTCTAGTGCTTAGATTTAGACGATTACGACCTGTGATCTGAATCACTTCGCCTGCTCGAATCTCTAAGTTAGCTTGGAAACCTGAAACCGCTAAGGTTTGTGTCATCGTATCTTTAGCAGTTACATAGGTAACATCTGGATTAGATGCCAAAGCACCAACCCTGTCAGCACCAGAATGTGAAGTTGCGCTTGATAAAGTAGTCGCAGTCATAACCTTCATACCTGCGAAATTATCAGATAAGATAGCTTTTTTATGCGCCTCAGAAACCAAGCCACCAGCAGAACCACCAGCACCCAAAGAACGCTGTACACCAGCTAGACTTGTTTGAGTGTAAGGGTTAACCGCATAGCACCAAGGACTATCGGCAGGAATACCTGAGCTAGACATAACCGCGCCAGCTTGAGCAACATCATCCCAAGTTGTAACTGCTGTACCATAAGTACCAGCAAGTAATCCTGCGTTTTTGCGCATGAAATCAGCATAATCTACTTCTAAATCGGTAACGATTCGAGTAGCTGCTGGAGCGATAAGCTCGTCTAGCTGATCCATCTTGATTGCTTGGTCAGCTTCTTGCCAGTCAAGCTCTACTGTGAAGTAGTCTTGAACTGTAGCAGATGCCTTACCAGTGATGATTGATTGAGCAGTACCGCCTGAAATATCACCACCCGCCGTACGTGTGGATTTATAGTCAGTAGGTCGTTTAATATCTACAGTGTCACCCGTTGAAGGGTCGAACGCATTAGATAAAAATTGAGTGTTTACGTTCTTAGATAGAACTCGCGAACTCTCGAACGCATCCAAAAAAGATCGTGCAAGTGTTCTGGTGGTATTACTATCGAAATTATTAGCCATTAGGGTAATCCTCTAAATTATTCATATTTAGCACCTGATGGCCCTCGCTCTTTAGAGATTGAACCACCTGATTTTAGTGGCTCAATGGGGTCTGGTGCTGCACTTAGTTTTGCTTTTGGTTTTGCGTTCAAGTTTACCGAGATCCTGCCTAGCTCCATCATTGCCATAGTAGGTGACATATTAGCAAGTTTATCAGCTAGGTCTAAATGCGTACCAAGATGATAAATCAACTCAGCTCCGTTTTCAGACTGTACTAATGCATCTGCTACACCG